CAAGGACCGCGAGGAAGCCGACAGCGAACTGCAGCGTGAGAAGGTCTGGCGCTGGTACACGTCGACCGCCTACACCCGTCTTGAGAGCGATATCGCCTACAACGCCGTCGAGGATGACGAGCTTTGGGCAGAGCTTCGCAGCGACATCGAGGACGGAAAGGCCGTTCCGTTCGATGGCGCTATTGTTGGAATCGGAACGCGTTGGCACGAGGATGACCTATTCGGGCGCCTTCTGGCTGAGCAAGCCAATGGCGGCGACACGTGGGAAATCCTTGAGCTTCCCGCCATCCTCAAGAGCGGCGAAGCACTGTGGCCTGAGAAGTATCCACTGGCCAAGCTGCAGTCGATTAAGACGGTTATCGGCGAGCGCGACTGGTCCTCTCTCTACCAGCAGGCGCCGCGCCCCGACGAAGGTCTGTACTACAAGCGAGAGTGGTTTCGCTGGTACGACGAGAAGCCCAAGCATCTGCGCGTCTACGGTGCATCGGACTATGCGGTAACCGCGGATGCTGGTGACTACACTGTGCATCTGGTCGCAGGCGTCGATCCCGACGATAACATCTACGTTCTCGACATCTGGCGCGACCAGAAGACGACGGACATTTGGGTTGAGGCTTTTATCGACCTTGTGAACAAGTATAAGCCGATGCAGTGGGCCGAGGAAAACGGCCAGATCATCAAATCGGTCGGACCGCTCATCGAGAAGCGGATGCGCGAGCGCAGGGTATATGCGCGGCGTGAGCAGTACTCCTCGGCTGTCGACAAGCCCACACGATCACGCGCCATGCAGGGCCGTGCTGCCATGGGCAAGGTCTATCTTCCGGCAAACAAAGCTGCGCATCCATGGGTTGACGACCTTCTGAACGAACTGCTCGCCTTCGATGCAGGCAAATACGACGATCAAGTTGACGCCCTGGGCCTTATTGGTCGGATGCTTGATGAAATGCAGGCTGCCAATGTGCCTAAGGCTGTCAAGAGGCCAGGCACTGACGGCTACCGCCGCGTTACCAACCTGAACGAAGAGACCTGGAGAACGTAGTGGCCGTTTCCGTCGCTGCTTCACCGCCTACCGCACGCGCTGAGAAGAAGGAGCCTGATGCGCTCCAGCGCAAGCAGAAGTGGTTTAGGGCCTTCGAGCAGAACAAGTCGAAGGAGCTGGAAGAGGCCCGAATCGCCCGCCAGTACTACCACGACAAGCAGTGGACTGACACGGAGATCGAGCGTCTCAAATCGCGCGGCCAGCAAGCGACGGTCCGCAATCGCATCAAGCGCAAGGTGGATTTCCTAGTTGGCGTCGAGCAGCGGCTGCGTCGTGATCCGAAGGCCTACCCGCGCACGCCCCAGCATGAGGCAGACGCCGATACCGCTACTGCCGCGCTACGGTATGTCTGCGATGACAATCAGTGGCCCAACGTCAGCTCTGAGGCGATGCACAAGGGTCTCGTGTCCGGCATCGGCGCGGTGTTCATCGGCATCGATGGGCAGGACCCGAAGCTGACCGAAGTGCCCGAGGATCGCTTCTTCTATGATCCGCGATCGATCAAGCCAGACTTCTCCGATGCTCGCTACATGGGCTTGCACCTGTGGCTCGATACTGACGAGGCGAAAGAGCGCTGGCCTAACGCTGCGACGCAGATCGAAGACATGATGGACGCTGACGGTGGCGGAACCACGACGTCAATTGTCGAGCAGGACCGCGACGAACAGTGGGGTGACTTCGAGAACCGCCGCGTTCGTATCGTGGAGTTCTGGGAGAACACATCCAAGGGTTGGCACTTCTGTTTTTTCACCGGAAACATCACGCTCGAGAGTGGCGTGAGCCCCTACCTTGATGAGCAACAGCGCCCCGACTGCCCATATGTGGCCTGGTCGCCTTGGATCGATGAGAAAGGCACGCGATACGGCATCGTCCGCACCCTCAAGAGCATTCAGGACGAGGTGAATTATTCGGCCTCGAAGATGTTGCACCGGATATCTGTCCGGCAGATGTTCTACAAGGACGGCGCTGTAGAGGACGTCGACGACTTCTCAAAGCAGATGGCGCGTCCGGACGGAAAGCTTAAGATTGCGCCCCATGCAGAGTGGGGCAAGGACGTTGGCCCCGTCGACGATATGAAGGCTTTGCAGGGCGAAGCAGAGCGTCACCAGCTCGCCGTTCAGGAAATGGAGAACTACGGCCCTAATCCGGGCTTGGTTGGGCAAGGTCAGGGCGTGGATGGTGCCTCCGGCCGCGCCCTGCTTGCTCAGCGCGACAGCGGCATGACGGAGATGCAGCCCATCTTCGAGCGCCAGCGCGAATGGAAGCTCCGCTGTTATCGCAAGATGTGGGACCGCGTGCGCCAGGCATGGAATGCTGAGCGCTTCATTCGCGTCACCGACGACAGTAACGCCATCCAGTTCGTGCCGATCAACAGCTATCAGATGGACCCGATGACGGGGCAGATCACGGCGCAGAACGTAGTTGCTGAGATCGACGTCGATATCTCGCTGGATGAAGGCCCCGACACGATCACGATGAACGAAGAACTGATGGACCAATTCACGAAGCTCGGCGAGGCGGCGATGAGCCCGCTTGGTAAAATCGTGATCGAGCTATCGAACACGCCGAAGAAAGAGCAGCTTCTGAAGATGATCGACGAGGGCGTGCAAGCCATGCAGCCAGGCCCCGATCCTGCTGTTCAGGCAAAGCTCGAAGCCGATCAAATGAAGATGCAGCATGACGCTCAGATGAAAGAGCAGGATGCCGCGCGCGAAGCCGATAAGGATGCGCGCGATGCTCAGCGCGCGGACATCGAGTTCAAGCAGAACTTCGACATGAAGCAGCTTGAGATGCAGGCAGAGCGTGAGCGCATGGCCTTCGAGCGTGAGAAGCACGCAGCCGAGATGGCGCGCGCCGACCGTCAGCACAGCCAGAAGATGACCGAAATGGCCGCGATGACCAAGGCCAAGGTCGCGAACGCGAACAAGAAGCCGAAGGCAGAGGCGAGAGCATGACATACGAACAGATCATGATGCAGTGCATCGCCACGGCAACAGAACAAGGTCTGAAGGGCAAAGAGGCCCGCGAAGAAGCCGCAGAGATGTTCGCCCAGATCACGGGCCGCAGCTACGAATCCATCATGGGCAAGCCGATGAAGACGACCACGCCTCCGAAGGCTGAGGTTGTCGGCCGAGACGGCGAGATCCCGAAGTTTGAGGACTACCTTAAGGACTAGCGTTGCCTACGCGTGCGTAAGCCTCGCCGGGCTTAAAGCGGCGTTCCGCGGTCTACCTGCGACAACGGTAGAGGACTCGCCGCCCTAAGCGAGCGTCTCGCACTCGGTCAGCGAAATGATCGAAAGACTCGCCGGCTCAAGCGGCGTCTCGTGACCAGCAACGACATCGCGGAGACTACACCATGACGATGAGCGAAGGCTCAGGCGAAGACGACGTATTGGATGGCGTGTTCGACCGTGAAACACCGAAAAACACGGTGGAAACAGTTGAACAGGATGCCGGCCAAGCGAGAGACGAACGCGGCAGATTTTCCGCCAAGGTCGAACCTCAACCGGAGCCGCAGGCTCAGACCGAGCAGTCGCCACCCGAACCACGATCGTCAACCGAAGATCCCCGCTCAGGGCACATGGTCCCTGTCTCGGAGCTCACCGGAGAACGCCAGAAATGGCAGACCCGAGTTGAGCAACTGCAGGAAGAGGCCAACCGGCGTTACCAGACGCTCGAACAGCAGCTTCAGTCCCTGCAGCAAGTACGGCAGCAACCGCAGCAGCAAACCCAAATCGAGCCCCCGGATTTCAACGTAGACCCGGAAGGCGCTCTTTCGTTCCACCTTCAGCGTCAGCAGGCGGCGTTCGTCAACCAAATGCTGAACCAGTCGGAGATCATGGCCCGCGACAAGTTCGGAGACGAGCTGGTCGACGCAGCCTTGAAAGCCGCGCAGGCCGCCGGCGCAACTAACCAGTTCATGGACAAGCCCCATCCGTGGGGCGAACTCGTGAAGTGGCACAAGCGTCAGCAAACGCTGCAGAGGGTGGGTGAAGATCCCGACGCCTATGAGGCTCGGGTTCGGAAGGAAGAGCGCGAGAAGGTTCTCGCTGAACTGAAGGCGGGCGGGCAGGCAGCAGCGGCAGCTCCAAAGTTTCCCGGCTCATTGGCCACAGCGACAGGTCAAGGCGAGCAGGGAGCGCACCTCACCGAAGAGGCTGCAATGGGCAGCATTTTCGCCTCCGGGCGGAATCGCAAGACCGGTTAGCCCCGCGTACCGCGGCCTCGTGACCTAAACCCCTCGTCACGAGAGATACCACATGGCAACGACTGAAGTCCTCAGTGGACTTGAACTTACCAAATGGCGCCGCGACTTCATTCGCGAGTACGTTCGCGACAGCGGCTTCTCGACGTACATGGGCGACAGCCCCATGGACATCATCCACGTCATCAATGACCTGAAGACGGATGGCTACACCATTCGCGTGCCGCTCGTCGGCCGGCTTCAGGGTGGCGGCGTGTCCGGCAATACCGCGCTGAGCGGTGCCGAAGAGTCGCTGGACCAATACTACCAGGATATCGCCTGGGAATTCCACCGCAACGCGGTCCAGGCGACCAAGAAGGAGAAGAAGAAGACCGCGACCGAGTTCATGGCGGTTGCACGTCCTCTGCTTCGCGAGTGGGCAGCCGAGAAGATCAAGTACGAGATCATCGAGTGCTTCCACAAGATGTCGAGCGGTGTCGCCTACTCGGCTGCCGACTCTACTGCAAAGGACGCTTGGACCGTCAACAACGTCGATCGTGTCCTGTTCGGTGCGACCGTCGCCAACTACTCTGCAACCCACGCGACAGCTTTGGCAAACATCGACAACACAGATGACAAGCTGTCGCCGGCGATGGGCTCTCTGGCAAAGTTCAGGGCGCGCACGGCGAATCCGCACATTCGCCCATTCAAGACCGGCACGCAGGGCCGCGAGTTCTACGTGATGTTCTGCCACCCGCTCTGCTTCCGAGACCTCAAGAACAACTCGACGATGACGACGGCGAACCGTGAGGCGCGCCCGCGTGACGTGGACAGCAACCCGCTCTTCCAGGACGGAGATCTGATCTACGACGGCGTGATCTATCGCGAGATCCCTGAGTTCTACACGGCCCGCCAGGGAACCGGCACGAACTCCAATACGACGATCTCGTCCAGCATCGTCGTCGGCGCCAACTTCCTCTGCGGTGCTCAGGCGCTAGGCTACGTCAACAAGCAGGCCGCCATGCCGACATCGAAGAAAGAGGACGACTACGGATTCGTCGATGGCGTCGGTATCGAGATGGCGCACGGTATGGACAAGCTGCGCTGGAACAACGGTGCCAACGGCGCTTTGAACAAGGACGTCGGCATCGTCACCGTCTATGCGGCTGCAGTGGCCTGATAGGAGCACACACCAATGGCTGTTTACGAAACCTCCAAATCGGCCGCCTATGGCCTGACGTACACGCCGGGCGTTGCTCGTCAGCTCGTGTGCGATACCGTGATCGTCGCACTCACCACGGCGATGATCAACAACGCTGATGACGACGTCGGGTTGCTCTGGCTTCCCAAGGGCGCCGTTATTGAGGGCATGACTGTCTCGATCACCGATGTTGACGACGGCACCGCGTTCGTCATGGACATCGGCATCACGGGGACCGAGGAGCTGATCCTGGCCAATGCCACTTCCGGCCAGGCAGCAGCAATCAACGTCACGATGGCTGCTGCGGCGCACCTCTACAAGTGCACGGCTCGTACTCAGGTCCGCATGTTCGTCAGTACGGCTGCTGGCACGCCGGCGGCCGGCACGCTGAAGTTCTCGATCCGCTACTTCGTCGATCCCGAGTTCTCGACGACGGCGCTCGTCGCGGCCTGATGACAACGGGGTGGGAGTTCGCTCCCGCCCCTCCACGGAGATCAGCGCATGAAATTCATGTATCTCGGCGAAGGGTCAACGACGGTCTTCGGCCATACGTTCAAGGCCGGCGAACCGGTCGAGGTGGCGGATGAGCACGCCATTCGCAAGCTCAGGTCTAATCACCTATTCACGCATGACGAAGAGACCGCTGCTCCGAAGGTAGACGAAGCTCCGAAGCGTCGCGGACGCCCGCCCAATGCCACGCAGTAAAGCGCAACTCTCTCGCGAAACTCTGCGCCAAATGAACGTCTACGCGTCGGATGAAGAGCCGAGCGCTGAGGACGCCGCTGCGGTCGAAGGCAAGTACGACACCAAGCTCAGAGAATGGCGTGACGACGGGCTTGTGTACTGGCTCAACGGCACCAACCGAAACACTGAGGAAATCCCCGATCAGGTGTTCGGGATCCTCTGCGATCTCATGGAAAACGAGGTGCGCAATCAGTTCAAGGGCGATAATCCGCCTGTTCAGCGCCTAGCGCAAGAGACTGTTCTGCTGTCCCGCCTTCGCCGCCATCTGTCAAAGCGTCCGTCTGGCGAGTCCACGACGTTTTCGAGCTATTGAGGCTGACG